GGCAAGTGGGGGCCGCGCACCGAGTTCGCGCTCGACACGGCGCTCGAGCTGGCACGTCGCGCGCTCGCCGGCGACGGGCGGACGCTGGCGTGGGGCCGACGCGTCTCGCCCGAGTTCCGCCGGCGCGTGTTCGACATGTGCGATCGCCTGGGCATGGTTCCGGACTACGTGATGGCGTGCATCGCGTTCGAGACCGGCGAGACCTTCAGCCCGTCGGTCCGCAACGCCGCTGGCTCGGGCGCCGTGGGGCTGATCCAGTTCATGCCGTCGACCGCGAGGACGCTCGACACCACGACCGACGAACTCGCGCGGATGACCGATCTGGAGCAGCTCGAGTTCGTCGAGAGCTATTTCCGCCCGTACCGCGGCCGGCTGCAGACGTTGTCCGACCACTACATGGCCATCCTCTGGCCGCAAGGGATCGGCAAGGCGGACAGCGCCACGCTGTGGGACAAGTCGAACCGCCCGACGACGTACCGCCAGAACGCCGGGCTCGACGCCAACCGCGACGGCGCGATCACGAAGGGCGAGGCGGCGGCGAAGGTCCAGGCCAAGCTCGACAAGGGCCTGAAGCCCGACCTGCGCTGGGACGCGGTGGCTGCGTGAGCACGCTCGCGGAGATCGCATTCAGCGAGACGACGAAGTGGATCGTCCTCGCCATCCTCGCCGCTCTCGCCAGCTGGGCGGGCGTCCAGCGCGAAGAGATCCGCAAGTGGGCGGCGAAGCGCGCGATTAAGCGCCAGGCCATGGAGGCGTTCGCGTCGGCCGCGCCGAGCATGCTGCGGCAGAACGAGGAGCTGCGGCAGGGCGTCGCCGAGGTGCTGAGGCAGGTCGGGGAGGTGCGCGTCCAGCAGGCGGCGCATGGCGGCCAGCTCGATGAACTGCTGGCGCTGACGCACGGGCAGTTCGATCTCAGCCCGGAGCCGATGTTCGTCTGCGACAACTCCGGCCGGAACCTGCGGGTGAACGCCGCCTACGCGCAGCTGCTGCACACCGGCCGCGGCGAGCTGACCGGCTACGGCTACAAGAGCTTCATGCCGCAGCCGGAGCAGGACCGCTACATGGGCCGCTTTCTCGCTGCCGTGGCCGAGTGCCGCGACTTCGAGGACGAGATCAGCATGTGGTGCGGCGACAACCTGGTGCGTCTGCGCGTCGTGCTGGTGCCCCATCCGCGCGACTCCGACCAACCCACGCATTGGGTCGGCACGCTCGTGCAGCTCAGCGGAGGCTGCTGATGGACGCATGGACCCCCAACCGCCTCGCCGGCGCGGCGATCGGCGTGGGCCTGATCGGCATCCTCGGCTTCCTGACGTGGGCGCTGGTCTACCGCGTGATCCCCGAGAGCAACCGGGACTCGATGACGATCATCCTCGGCATCCTCTCGATGCAGGTCGGGACGATCGTCAACGCGCACTACGGCCGCACCCTCGCCGAGGGGAAGAAGGACGAAGTGATCGCTCAGCAGGCCAGCACGATTCAGGCCGCTCAGTCCGCGCTTGCACCCCGCGAGCCGGCCATCCCGGTGGCGCCGGGCGAGTCGGTGACCGTCGAAGGTCAAACCAGTTCCTAGCCGCTCTCCCCTAGGTGGATATGCCGAGTAAGAGCCTTCGGGCTGGAGTTCGGCAGCGGCTTCCATTCCCAAAAGAGGCAACGCTGATGTCCAACATGCGCGCGAAGATGAAGCTGCACACCGTTACGCAGGTCGGGGACGGCACGGCCGTGACCGGCGAGAAGCTCTCGTTCCATGCGGTCGCGAAGCCGCGCTACGAAGGCGACGGCGCCGACGAGGACAACACGTACGCGAAGTTCTCGCCGTCGGCGTCGTGCGAGATCCACGTCGCGAATCCGGCGCTGATCGGCAAGTTCGTGCCGGGCTCGACGTACTACGTCGACTTCACCGCGGTCGAGCAGTAAGCCGCCGTGATCCGCGAGGCGGTCGCACCGTACCTGCTGTGGATAAAGCTCGGCGTGCTGGCGCTGGTGCTGGGCGCCGGGGTGCGTGGAGGCTGCGTCATGCAGCGGGGAATCGACAACGCGGAGATCACGTCGCTGAAGGCCGATGTGAAGGGCCGCGACGGCGCGCTGCTCAACGCGGCTGGCGCCCTCCGCGCCGCCGGTACCGCCATCAAGGCGATCAACGCCGAGGCGGAGCGGCGCCTCGATGTCGCCAAGCGCGAGAACGAGGCGCTCGCGGAGGCCGGGAAGGTCGCCGAGGCGGCGAGGGAGCGGGCGGAGCGGAACGCCGCGACGCTGCAGGCCCAGATCGACCGCGCGAAGGCCAAGAGCCCCGCGTGCACCGCCCTGATGCTTTCGAACGTGGAGGCTGTATGCACCGCTGTGCCTGTGCGCTGATCACGCTCGTCACCCTCGCGGGCTGCGGGTCGCTCCAGAAGAGCCTTCGCGAGGTCCAGCCGCCCACGGTCGTGAAGGAAGTCGTCGAGACGCGCGTGAAGCTCCCGTCATGGGCGACGGAGCCTCTCCCGAACCAGCCGCCTGTGGACAAGTCGGTGGAATCCATCGTGAAGGCGAACAACGCGCGCGCCGACACCATCGATTACGCCAACTGCCGCAGCCGGCTCATCGAGCGCGTGCAGGCGGGCGAGAAGGTGGACCGCAAGGAATGCGAGAGGTGACCACGAAGCGTGCCGGCCTCTCGCCGAAGCAGCAGCGCTTCGTCGCGGAGTACCTGAAGGACCAGAACGCCACCCAGGCCGCGATCCGCGCCGGGTACAGCCCCGGGACCGCGAAACAGCAGGGTTCCCGGCTGTTGACCAATGCTGACGTGGCTTCCGCCGTCGCTCGCGGGCAGCAGCGCGTGGCCAAGAAGGTCGAGATCACCGTCGAATCGCTCGCCGCCGAGTTCGAGGAAGCGCGCGCTCTAGCCAAGCAACAGGGCCAGGCGAGCGCGATGGTCGCGGCCACCACGGGCAAGGGAAAGCTCGCCGGCCTGCTAGTGGAGCGGCACCGGCACAGCGGCGCGATCGGCACCTATGACCTGACGAAGCTCACTGATGAACAGCTCGACCGCCTTGAATCGATCCTCGGTCCGCTTGCCAACGATGGCGGAGATCCGGGCGGAGAGGGCGAGGCGGCAGGCTGAGCGGGAGCGCGCGCAGTTCCTGCAGGACGTCGAGCGCATCCGGGATCGCTCCCAGACGCTCGCTGGTTTCATCCGCGAGGCGTGGCCGGTGCTGGAGCCCTCGCAGCCGTACGTCCACGGCTGGCACATCGATGCGCTCTGCGATCACCTCGAGGCGGTGACGCGGGGCGAGATCACGCGCCTGCTGATCAACATCCCGCCGGGCACGATGAAGTCGCTGGTCGCCAGCGTGTTCTGGCCGGCGTGGGAGTGGGGCCCGCGAGGCCTGCCGTCGATGCGGTACCTGACGACGTCCTACGCCGAGAAGTACGTCAAGCGCGACAGCCGCCGCATGCGCGACCTGGTGGCGTCGGAGTGGTACCGGAACCTGTGGCCCGAGATCGAGCTGCAGCGCGCCGGCGAGATGTCGTTCGCGAACACGCGGACGGGTGGGCGCGAGGGCATGGCGTTCGGCAGCCTGACCGGCGGCCGCGGCGACCGCGTGATCATCGACGACCCGCACTCCACGGAGACGGCGGAGAGCGATGCAGAGCGTGAGGCGACGACGCGCATCTTTCGCGAGTCGGTGCCGACGCGACTGAACAACCCGGCGTCGTCCGCGATCGTCGTGATCATGCAGCGCCTGCACGAGAAGGACGTCTCGGGGCAGATCCTCGGGCTCGGGCTCGGGTACGACCACCTGATGCTGCCGATGGAGTTCGACGCCGCACGCCGGTGCCGGACGTCGATCGGCTTCGAGGACCCGCGCTCGAGTAATGGCGAGCTGCTCTTCCCCGAGCGCTTCCCGCGCGAGGTGGTGGAGCGCGACAAGCGCGTCATGGGCGCCTACGCGGTGGCCGGCCAGTTCCAGCAGCAGCCCGCACCGCGCAGCGGCGGCATGTTCCAGCGCAGCGACTTCGAGATCGTCGACGCCGCACCGGCGACGCCGAACAAGGTGCGCCGCTGGGACTTCGCTGCAACGGACCCGAAGGAGATCGCGAAGAAGGGCGGCGACCCCGACTACACCGTCGGCCTGCTGCTCAGCGAGTACCGCGGCATCTACTACGTCGAGGACGTGGTGCGCGACCGGAAGTCGCCCGCCGGCGTCGAGACGATGCTCAGGAACACGGCCAGCCAGGACGGCAAGGCCATCAAGGTCGTGGTCCCGCAGGACCCCGGCGCCGCAGGCAAGTCGAACGCGGCACACCTGATCCGAATGCTCACCGGCTGGAACGTCCGGGCGGTGCTGGAGAGCGGGTCGAAGATCGATCGAGCGAACCCGGTGTCGGCGCAGGCCGAGGCCGGGAACATCAAGTTGGTACGCGGCCCGTGGAACGAGGCCTTTCTGGAGGAGGTGTCCATGTTTCCGAGCGGCGCACACGATGACCAGGTCGATGCGCTGTCGGGCGCCTTCGCCGAGCTGGTGACGGGCAGCACGTACAACCTCGGGGCCGCGCTGTGAAGGCTCTGCGCGCCATCGGCGACGGCCTGGTCAACCTCGTCGCGAACCTCGGCACCGCGCGCGACAAGGCCGCCCACAGCGGCTACGCCATGCCGGTGATGACCGAACAGGACGCGGCGAACGCCTACCGCTCCGCGTGGCTGCCGCGAAAGATCGTCGACATCCCGGCGATGGATGCGTGCCGGAAGTGGCGGGCATGGAATGCCGAGGACACCGAGGTCAGCGCATTGGAGGCCGAGGAAGCGCGCCTCGACGTGCGCGGCAAGCTGCTCCAGGCCCACATCAAGGCGCGGCTGTTCGGCGGCGCTGCGATCTACATCGGCACCGGCGAGTCGGACCCGTCCAAGCCGTTGGACCCCACGCGCGTCGGCAAGGGCGGCATCCGCCACCTCAACGTGCTGACGCGCCGCGTGCTGCAGGCGGGCGAGGCCGATCGCGATCCCGAGTCGCCTCGCTACGGCCTGCCGGCGTTCTACACGCTGAGCACCGGGGCACGGCACGTCGACATCCACCCGTCGCGCCTGGTGCTGCTGCGCGGGGCCGAGCTGCCCGACGACGAGCTCACCCCGCAGCTGGCCGGCTGGGGCGACTCGGTGCTGACGGCGATCTATGACGAGGTGCGCCGCGCCGACAGCACGAGCGCGAACATCGCGTCGCTGGTCTTCGAGGCGAAGATCGACGTGATCCGCATCCCCAACTTCATGTCGATGATGGCGGACCCGGTCTCCGAGCAGCAGGTGCTTCAGCGCCTCCAGCTCGCGGCGATGGCCAAGGGCATCAACGGCACGCTGGTGCTCGACAAGGACGAGGAGTACGACCAGAAGACGCAGGAGTTCGGCAGCCTGCGCGACATCCTGCTGGCCTTCATGCAGCTCGTGTCCGGCGCCGCCGATATCCCGGTCACGCGCCTCCTGGGCCAGTCGCCCGGGGGTCTGAACTCGACGGGCGAGTCGGACATGCGCAACTACTACGACCGCATCCAGTCCATCCAAGAGCTGGAGCTGCAGCCGGCGATGGCGCTCCTCGACGAGTGCCTGATCCGCTCCGCGCTCGGCACGCGCCCGCCGGAGCTGTTCTACACCTGGCGCTCCCTGTGGCAGACCACGGACAAGGAACGCGCGGACATCGGCAAGGTCACCGCCGACACGATCAAGACCCTCGCCGATACGCGCCTGATCCCCGAGGACGTGCTGAGTAAGGTTGCGGTGAACATGCTCACCGAGAGCGGCACCGCGCCCGGCCTCGAGAGCGAGATGCAGGACTGGCGCGCGGCGAACCCGGAGGGCATCGAGGCCGCGGGCGAGGACGACGAGCGCGCCGCGGTGACGCCGCCGGCGAACGGCGAGCGTGACGAGCTGGGCGACGCCGCACCGCGGCCGCTGTACGTGCACCGGAAAGTGCTCAACGCGGACGAGATCATCGCCTGGGCGAAGGAGCAGGGCTTCTCGACCACGATGCCGCCCGAGGACCTGCACGTCACGATCGCCTACAGCCGTGATCCGGTGGACTGGATGCAGCTCGGCGAGCCGATGCAGGACAAGGACGGCACGATCACCATCGCGCCCGGCGGCCCGCGCGTCGTCGAGAAGTTCGATGGCGGTGCGGTCGTGCTGCAGTTCAACAGCTGGACCCTCGGCTACCGCCACGGCGAGTTCCGCCAAGCTGGCGCGTCGTGGGATCACGCGGATTACCAGCCGCACATCACGATCACCTACAGCATCGGCGCCGTCCAGCTCGCCGAAGTTGAGCCATACCGCGGCCAGATTCTTCTGGGGCCGGAGATCTTCGAGCCCCTCGACGAAAGCTGGCAGTCGAAGGTCCGCGAGGAGTAACCCATGTTCCTGACCGATACGGTCTCCGTCGGCAAGGTGCGCCGAACCGGGGACGGATACCTCGTGGCCGATGCCAAGGTCGCGCGCACCGGAATCCAGCAGTACCTGGGCAGCGAGCTGGGCCGGCCCGACATGCCGATCGTGCGCGTGTACCGCCCGGAGGCCGAGGTCTTCTCGACCGATGCAATGCGCAGCTACGCGCATCGCCCGGTGACGATCGAGCACCCGGCCAAGATGGTCGACGCCTCGACGTGGAAAGCCGTAGCCGCTGGCCAGACCGGCGAAGACGTCGTCCGCGATGGCGAGTGCGTCCGCGTGCCGCTGGTGCTGATGGATGCGGCAGCGATCAAGGCCTACGAAGACGGTAAGCGCGAGCTCTCGATGGGCTACACGGCCGAGATCGTCTTCCGGGACGGCACCACGCCCGACGGCCAGCCCTACGACGCAGTGCAGACGCAGCTGCGCATGAATCACCTCGCCCTCGTCGACCGCGCTCGCGGTGGGCCAGAGCTTCGCATCGGGGATGGCCGCGCCCCCGGTGCCACGGATCGCGGCGCCAACAACCCTCCAACGGAGAAAT